TATACAACGTCCAGACCGGACACGCGGATGGGTCTTTGCAATGAAACTATGTAGCAAATGCAAAACTGAAAGGAATTTTTCCGAATTTCGAAAGGATTCGTCTCGGAAAGACGGCTTTAGTTACATTTGCAAAGCATGCAATGTGTTGAAAGACCATATTCGTTACGAAAACGATAAAGACGGCCAAAAAGCACGTGGGATTGACTATTATTGGCGAACTGCCGAAAAAAGAAGAGAACAACGAAAAAAACGCTACTGGTTTAACCCAGAAGAATCACGTTTAAAAAATAGGCAAAAATACTGGGAAAACCCCGAAGAAGAACGCAACGCTGCAAAAGAGTGGCGCTCAAAAAACCCTACAAAAGTTTTGACATATAATAGCAAACGTAGGGCTGAAAAAATTCAAGCTATTCCTTCTTGGCTTTCCGCTATTCAGTTAGCGCAAATTCAAGAAATGTATGATATAGCAAAAGCTGTTACAATGCAGACAGGCGTTGTTCATCATGTTGATCATCACTATCCACTAAAGGGTAAAAATTTTTGCGGCATTCATGCCCCTTGGAATCTAAAAGTAATGTCCGCTTCCGAAAACCTGAAAAAATACAACCATTTCCCTTTTGATGAACAACATTTAGCTTGGAGTAAATAACATGGGGGGTAAAACTGGAACAACGACTTCGAGCGTAGCCATTCCACCAGAGGTGCTGGCTCGGTACACTGACGTCAACAAACAGGCTCAGGCAACCGCCGCGCAGCCTTTCCAACAATACGGTTCCGAAGCAAGCTCCTTTGTGGCCCCCCTCAACCAGCAGCAACAGGCGGCAACTGGCCAGATAAACGCATACGCCAATGCCGCCCAACCTGCGATTGGCTATGCCCAACAGGGCTATACGCCGGAAGGTTTCCAACAAGGCGTTCAGGGTTACATGAACCCTTTCCTGCAGAATGCCATGGGCTCGACGGCTGCTCAGATGCAGAACGTCAATCAGCAGGAACAGCAAAAGCTCCTCGGTAGCGAAATTCAACAGGGCGCGTTTGGTGGCGACCGGGGCAAGGTTGCCCAAGCCGCCTTGATGAACCAGCAGAACCTTGCACTGGGGCAGACCCTTGGTGGAATGGCAAGCCAAGGCTTCCAGAACGCAGCACAGAACTATCAAACCGGCTTAGGCCAGATCGGCGCACTTGGCGTTCAGGGCCAGCAGGCTGGCTTGCAGGGCGCTCAGGCCATGTTAGGTGCCGGTACGTTGGGCCAGCAGACGACGCAGGCCGGGCAGTCGGCATTGTACAACCAGTTCCAGCAGCAGCAGGCCTATCCATTCCAAGTGGCGCAGTTCCTCGCAAACATCGCGGAAGGCACCGGCGCACTGTCTGGCTCGACCACGACTACGACGGCACCGCAGTCGTTCTTCTCCGATGCACGGCTCAAGGAAGATATCAAGCAGGTTGGTACGGCCAAGAATGGCCTGCCGATCTACACCTTTAAGTACAAGGGCGATGACGCCGAGCAGACGCATATCGGCTACATGGCGCAGGACGTCGAGAAGGTCCACCCTGAGGCTGTCGGCGAATCGCATGGCTACAAGACCGTCGATTACGACAAGGCTTCGGAGCCGGTGCATCGGGCATCGGGCGGTGCCGCAAATTCTGAGGGTGGCGTCGTAGCTCCAGAGCATACCCGCGAAGGTTATTTTGATGGCGGCGATGTTGTTTCGCCATATGATATTTCGGCCATTTTAGCATCGCAGCAGCAATCCTACGCCCCTTTTACAAAGGGCGGCATTTACGGTGGCTCTTCCGCCAGTACGCCGGGCGGTAAAGGCATTGTCCCCGCCGGTAATCTCCCTGTCGCGCATTTAGGTGTTGCCAATCCTGCCCGTGCGCAGCAAAACGAAACGCTTATGGGCGACGTTCAGGGTGCCATGAATGTTGGCGATACCATTAAAAAGGCAAACGAATATCGTAAGGATATCGTTGGTCAGCCTGCGCAACCTGCCAAGGCCGCTATTCCGGCCAGTGCGGGTAAGGCGGCGCAAGCTGCAGTTGATGCCAAACCTTCAACCGGAATATATGGTCTTGGCGATCTTTTAAAGACACTGGGACAGCCGCAAAGCGAGGCACATGGCGGTGCAATTGGCTATGCAGCCGGTGGCGGCGTCGAGCCGTATCAGACCGACGATCCCATGTCGCAAGTGGTTTCGGATACCGAAAAAGATAAAAACCAGCACGGCCTTATGACGGCTCAAAACCCTACTGGGCAGCCATCAAGCACGATGGGTGATCTTGGTAAGATTGTCAGCGCGGGTGAAACCGCAGCAACTATAGGATCTGGCATCTCTTCGGCGCTTCCGTTTATTCTTGCGCCATTTGGCCTTGCCACCGGCGGTGTTGCTGATCGTGAACACCATGCCGATGGTGAAAAAGTTGGTGAGGCTCCAGCAGGAGGCGTTGTTGCTAATGCTGCTCCAGACCCAGCAGACGACTTTGTCAATAATTACTGGTCCAAGCATGTCAAACAAGAAAGCGGCGGCAAGCAGTTTAATGCCGATGGAACGCCGCTGACTTCTTCTAAGGGTGCGGTAGGCGTTGGCCAAATTATGCCTAGCACTGGGCCAGAGGCTGCAAAGCTTGCTGGCGTCGAGTGGAGCCCTGAAAAGCTTGCCAGCGACCCAGAATATAATCAGACGCTTGGAAAGGCTTATTTGAAGGCGCAGTACCAGAAATATCAAGACCCTGCATTAGCCAGTGCCGCATATAATGCTGGCCCCGGCAATGTTGATTTGGCATTGGAAAAGGCGTCTACCAAGGGGGGCAGCTATCTTAGCTATCTTCCTACCGAAACTCAAAAGTATGTCTCATCCATCTATGGCGGTCCAAAGCCTGCGGATAATGGCATCCTTGGCACATTGGGCAACATGTTTGGCGCAGGGCCAGCGCAGGCCCAAGAAGCCCCTAAGAGCAACCAGAAATCGCTTGGTGATACCCTGTCCAGCGAACAGTTTTTAATTCCGCTTCTGTCAGGTCTTGGGACGATGGCTGGCTCAAATAGCCGCTATCTTGGCGCGGCCATTCTTCAAGGCCTTGGCGGCGGTGCCAAGACATATGCAGACCTTCAGACGCAGCAGGCAGGCCTCAAGCAGACCGAAGCCGAAACTGCCGCCAAGAAGGCAGAAACGGCAAGAAACCGTGTGTTCTCCGTGGGCAACCAACTATTCATCAATGCGCAATATCCAAACGGCGCAGAAGGCAACATCATGTCTGCCTATGATTGGCTCTATGGTGATCCTGCAACGCGTCCTGCGCTCACTCCAGAGCAAGAAGGTCAAGTCCGCGAATTTGCTGCCAAGCACCCATCCGGTGCCGGTGTACAACCACCAAAGTCAGACATCGTTCCACCAACCGCAAATAAGCCAGATCAATCTATCACCGAGCAGCCCCTTGCACCTCTTGCAGGGGACAAGGCAGCAAGCAATGTTGCCGGGCCTACAAGGGTCATCGGCGACACGACAACTGCCCCAGAACTGGCAAAGGGAGAGACAAGCATTTCGCTATCACCCGACGCTGTGGCCTTGGCTAAAAACAATCTTGAGCAGGCTCGTGTGGCGCAAGACGCATCTGGCGATGTATTCTCCGGTCAGGCAGCGCTTGGCCGAGCTGCGCGTGATCAACGCAACACCTTATTACCTTTGGCGGGTTCGTTCTCGCGTATTCCATCAACTGGCCCAACATCTGGCGGTCAATTACAGGCGGTCCTGTCTCCTGTTATGGATACCATGAACCACCTTGGTGCGGTTCTTGGTGCGCCTAATTTGATTAAAGACCCAAGCATTCTAACAGACCAAAAGGAAGTTGATAAACTTATCACGCAACTACAGGCCCAAGCTACATCAGATGCTGGGCAACATGCCTATGCTGCATTGAAAACTTTATCTGGCGCATTGCCTAGCAACTTAATGGATAAAAACAGCCAAGCCCGTTTGATGTCCAGACTTATGGCAACCAACCAAAAAGAAATTGATCGGGACAATTATTTCAACCAGTTCTACAATACAGTAGCGGCTACCCCCGGAGGGGCTGCCTTTGCTAAATTCTCGGGCAAAGGTCTCGACCAGCAGTTTGAAAAAGATTACGGCCCAAATACCATTTCTACCGATGCCGCAAATCTTGAACGCATGTTTAAGGCTGGCGTGAAAGAAAAAAATGGTCGCAACTTAATGGATGTCTTGACGTCCGGTGAGCCATTAACCAAGGCCCAAAAAGCAAGCATTCGGCAAAACTTCGGCAATAAAACCCTCCGCTATTTTGGCATTGATGAATAAGGTGCGTCATGGATAATACTGATCAGGGTTTTAGCTTTGATGAAGCGCCAAATCCGGCCCCTATTGCCGGAAAAGATGCCGGTTTTTCATTTGATGAAAAGCAAAAGGCGGCTCCAGTTGAACAGCCACTTACCCTTCAGGGTGGGTTAGGCGCTGCAGCAACGGGCGTAGCGAAGGGAGCTTCTAATATCGCTGGCACAGTAAAGGATGTCGGCTCCTTGCCGCTGGCGGCTGCCCAGCTCTATACGAAGGCGACGACAACTCCTGAAGAATATAAGGACATTGAAAGACGCTATCAAAAAACATTTGCGCCAGAAAACCAGCCTTCCTATCTGGCTGGCCCGTTTGACTATCTTCCATCGTCTGAAGACATCAAGGGTGCTATATCCCCATACCTATATCAATCCAAGACCCCTGCAGAGCAGCGCATTGAATCTGGAACGGAGTTGGGTACGACAATCGCAGGCGGTGGCGAAGGTGGGTTGCTTTCAAAAGCCAAGCAGTTTGTAACTGGACTAGGCGTTGGCTATGGGGCCGAATCGGCACAGCAAGCCAATCCAGATAACCCTTTTGTAAAGCCCGTCATTACCATCGGTGGCTTGCTTGCTGGCGAGGGGCTGGGCGCTGCCGGTAAGGCCATGTTTGGGTCTGATGCTGCGGCCCAAAAAGCTGTTTCAGATGCTCTGCAAACCGACATCCGCAATGGGACAATTGATCCTACCAAATTTTCCGCTACCGATAATATTTTGGATGTTGCACCTCCGGGGAGCAATATTCGAAAGCTCGTCGAGCGCCAAGCCAACAAATCATCCGATTACCCACCGGAGCTTACGCAATTTAACGTCGCTGCAGGTTCTCCGCAGAAGCTTGACCAGCTTCGCACTGGCGTAAAGGAATCTTTTGAGCAAGCAGCTCGTCACCCTATGGATGACGCTGCCAGCTTAAAAAGCTTTGTTGAGAAAGCTGATCAAGCCGACGTCAATAAACTTTATGATCTTGCCCGTTCGAGCCCAAAAGCCGCTTCTATTCCAAGAAGCATTTTCGGGGATGTGGGCAACTTCCAGAATGTAAAAGATGCAGAGGCAACCGTTCAAAACAACATTGCCAATGACATCAATGCTGATCGCTATGTGATCCCGAAGGAAGCATCTGCTGGCACAGAAGGCGGCTTGATCCCGACACCCCAAGGTCTACAGCAAGTCCCCGGTAAGCCTCCCACACCGGGCCAAGAGGGCAATTTGTCCTATTGGGACCGCGTATATCGCCAATTGCGCGACACGGGCGATACTTTGTCGCGTGTGCCAGAAACGGCCAATGCCGCCCAGAATAATTACAATGCGGCCAAACAAATCCGTGATGCTCTCGACCAGCATGTAACAGAAGAAGGCTCTTCGCTTTATGCAAATGCCCGTAACAGGGCGCAAGAAGCGTTTGGAACGAGCGATTCGATGGCCACCGGTGAGCAGGCCTATACGAAGTTTAGCCGAAATCCTCTTGAAAACCAGCAAATGGACAAGGACTTTGCATCGCAAACAGACGCCCAAAAGGCGCTTGGAAAATATGGCTTTATCAATGCGATGCATACGGATTTGAACAGGCCCAACGGCTTGCCTTCAATTGCCAACAAAATGGCATCTGATACCAATTTTCAAAATCGTGCCAAGATGATTATGGGCGAGGATGATTATCATCAGGTGCGCGGCCAAATTTTGTCTGCCAATCTGAAGAATAGCGCGAAACCCCTAAACATACCGGCCAATCCTCCTGAAAGTCCCGGCTTCCTACAGCAAGTCAAAAACCTTGGTACTGCAGGCGCAATCGGAAGCGCAGTGGTCCCAGCGGGAATTGCAGTTTACAACACCTTGATGGATGCTGCCTTTGCCAACAACCTTCTAAGCGCAGGTGGTTTGTTTGGGACTGGAGCTGCGGCAATGGCCGTTGCAGGTGGCAAGGCTGTGTCTGACGCCAATGTAAAAGCAACCGCCAATAAGGTATTGAACCTTGTTGCCAAGTCTACACCGAAAGACCTTGCCACATTGTCAAAAATGACAGAGACCGACCCTGTAGCCAGTGCCTTTGTAACGAAGCTCACCGGTGCCATGCAATCCTCGCAACAGCCGCCACAGCAGGCTTCCGGCGGTCGCATAGGCCGCAAGTCAGGCGGTCGAGCCACTGGCGCTGCCAAGGCCAAGGCTGACCAGTTGATTGCCATGGTGGATCGTATTAAGAAGGACGAGGGCGAGGGCACGAAGCCCTTGCTTAACGTGGATGACACAACCATCGCCAAGGCGCTGGAAATTGCAAACAGGGGTATCTAATGGACAATTTAGAAGTAGAGCTGAAGCTCACCGTGGCGCACGTCAATGCTATCCTAAAGCACCTTGCGAAGGGTGCCTATGAAGAGGTTTCAGAAGTGATCGCAATGCTTCATTCGCAGGCCAAGCCGCAAGTTGAGGCGGCAACGACAGCGGCACAGGTCGCAGAATAAAAAAGAAGCCCGGTGCAAGCCGGGCTTTTTTATTACACGAATTTATCGTAGGCCAGTTCTCGGATGACGTACCCGCCGAGCTTCGACGAATACCGCGCCACGTCGAACCCATCGTGGTTGTCGCATAGGTACATCACCATAATGGCAAAGATCATGCTGTCGCCGTAGTAGGCGATGATATCGGCTGCCGGGTCAAAGTCTTCCATCCGTTCTGCAACCTTATGTTCGAAGCGATGGATGTTTTCATCGCCAATCAGGTTGTCAAACATGGGAAGGTCGCTGACATAGACGACCGATTCGGCGAGGGTATTTAGCTCGGTTGGGTCAAACCGAAAGCTAGGGTTTGGAACGAAGACCCTCTTGTATTTGTCCATCTACAAATTCCTGTTCTTCCATGAAGAAGTCCCAAAGGGGCATCTCCGATTTCAATTCGATCAACATGCGATCTGCTTCTTCTTTTGTCATATCGTTGTCGATAATGATAGATGGCTGGCGCATAAAGTCGCGGCGTTCGCCTCTAATCTGGAACCACGTCATCGCCATACTCCTGTAAAGTAAAACGGGCTTTATCTAAGGCACCAAGCAGGAATGGTGTGAGATCGCCCCTTGGCCGCACACTTTTAGGGCGTGTCAAGTCCGCTTCATACTCTTCCAAAGCGTTAATGCAAAACCCCAGCGCCCTCTTATATTCATCGGCAGCCTTCGCGATCTTGTGGATGAAATCCGCCGTGTTGGGCAAGCCCTGCTCACGGCAGCGCAAGGCGTGGTCATAGTACTTTGGAAAACGATCAGCGCGAGGCATTATAATTCTCCGTTAATACAGCATAAGCATCATCGCGTTCTTTTTCCGCGCCAAGATCATCAAGGTCTTCTATAGCTACGCTTAATGCTTCTTCGAGTTTTTCTACGCGCCTTTTCATCGGCACTACCCATGACAAGGTTCGTGCAAGCTGATCTTCAAGCTCCGCAACCTTCCTGCGAAGCTCCACAACATGGGTAATGGTAACATCATCTGCGTGGCGGTCGGCTGGGGCATACGGCCCCAACCAACGCATTTGTGCTGATATCTTCTTGCTGCGATAGCCGGTCATTTTAGGAGCTCCCTTAACGCACATGGTCTTCTAGCTCCATGATGGCACTGAAGCCTGCAAACAAACCCAAGATACCACTGAAAAAACACCACATTGCAAGCCATATGGTTGTGGCATTAGATGCAACCGAATCATTTAGGGCATTAGCACACCAGTAGCTGGTTAATACTAAAAAGATTGTTGTTGCCACGTACATCCGAAACTTGCTCATCCTTCCATCGCCTTTGTTAAATCTAGAGTTACGGTTGGCAGGTTGGTGGGGCTGGCTTGGCCGCCCAGTTTGGCATATCCCTCAATGTCGTCCCAATGATCGCGGAAGTCCTTGTCGCCACTCAGGAGCCTCGCCAGCTTAACTGAGATCATCTCCAGAGCCTCCTTCTGGCCATCGCTCAGGCGCTCCCAGTTCTTACCGCTCCGCAGCACATCTTTGATGGCTTGGCTAAGGTTGGCGTTGTCGCGGTAGTTCCCGTGGGTCTTCTCGCGTGTGTCTAATAAAATACTCATTTCATTTTCCCTTTGATTATAATCCAAATATTCTTGATTTTCGTATAAACGATCCGCAGCCACATAAGCCGCTTCTCGGTTTTCGCTTGTGCCTCCGCCTGTTTCCGGCGACGGTATTCCAAGTCCGCCTTGGCATCGTGCCAGTTCAAATTTGGCTTGTGGTCGTCCCGCCGCATAAACAATTCGCACAAGACATCGTAACGCTCTTCCCAATCGCGAATAATTCGACGAAGGCGGCGTTCTTCCGCCAATGTACCAACTGGTGCTTGCTCCTCGATAGTGTTCCAACGATCATCCTCCCCGTTGCGATGGTGGCCTTTAAGCCTAGCATTCTCAACGCTTAGGTCGGCAACCTGCCGTACAAGGCGTTCATAATCCAACATATTTGGCATTAGTTTTTCCATTCATTTGGTGGGCGCAAGCGGAACTCATTGCCTGCATTGCCAGTGATATAGTGATTGCTGCTGATGACTGCGCCAATTTCGCGTAACGCGGCGATCTGGGCGCGGACGGTATAACGCTTACTGTGGACTTCGTCGGCCATTTCCTCATAGGTGCCTGCGAATGTCTCGTAACCATATCTATCAAACAACCGAATCCAAAGAAGCTTGGCTGATGAGCCAAGCCCCAAGTGGTACACGACATCCATAACTGTCTTTAGCATTTACTCCTTACCCTTCTTGGGAACAACCTTGAGAACTTCAAACATTTTGCCATCTTTTTTGCAGGCATTGTAGAGCTTCATCTGCTCTGGCGTGACGCCGTATGTCGAGAGCAACAAAGCCTCGTCGAGGACGGAACGCTGTGAGAGTGAAACCTTGACGTCGTATTCTGCGCCTTCGACAAGATCGGTGCCAAGGGCGACAATCTCAGCCTTGATGACGTCTTTGGCAGCTTCCAAAGCCTTGATCTGGCTGTCGAGGTCGTAGTAGCGGTCGGCGAGGGTGCGGTTTGACATTGGTAATCTCCATTTAAATTTGCGTCAGCTCGTTGCTGATGTCCCCTTTATACACCGTCCTTTTCAGGTGTCAAATACTTTTTTGCACGACCAGCAGTTGTGTTGGGCGGCATGCGGATATCCATGTTAGACCACGTCCAACATTCCCCGGTTTCGTCTTGAAAGCACACCCACATCAGGTGATGCTCGAACCCATAATCAATTAGGAAATGCGCCATTGCTGGGCCTTTCGGCGTGTCCAGTGGCAAGGGAGGATCAATTCGGATCATTTGTTTATCTCACACATGACAATCCTGATGATATACCCCACAAGGCCAAGGCCCATAAATAACCCCATCCATTCCGCAATTTCATGATTCGTCACTTCTCGTCCTCCATATCTTCATGACTTCTGCCTCGATGTGAGGCCGCAATTTATCAGGGGTCCGACCAATTTCGGCCCTGCGTTCCAACTTTGTTTCCAGATTAAGTATCCGGCAGGCACGTTCATAGATCGCCAAGCGGCAGGCGGATTGTATCCCCGCAGGCTGATCCTGCAACGCGACCTTGCCAATCATTACATCTTCAATCATTTTGCTAGGCCGTGTAATGAATTGCCAGATATCGTCCGAATGCTTCTCGCGCCGCTTTGTGGCCGAGGGCAATGCAAACAAATCCCCCTGCTTCTTGGGCTGCATATAGGTAATCCTTCTGTCCATCTTGTAGCGAGGACTTGGTGTGGTCCCGCCGCTTCAATTCGCATACAAATGTCGGGTCGCCGGGGATGATGATGTCGGGAGTTCCGGTCACCATGCCTTCGGCCTTTTCAATCTTCACCTTCATTGCCGTCCTAAACCCCTCGTTGCGGGGATGGAAGGCAATCTTGCCCCATGAGTTTGGATAATCACGGCGCAGCCTAGCAAAAAATGTAACCTGTTCCAGTGATTCAGTGGCGCATTTGCCCCTGAATGACTTGTCGCCATATACGTCAATGCCGGTTGGGAATTTCATCTGGCTTCCTATTATAGGCCGTTACCTTGTACCACTGCCCATCCTTCTCATAGGTAATGGTATCAGGTTGTCTGCCACCCAATGCGGTAAACATAGCACGATCTTTGAAGCCTTGCGACCAGTTTGGTGTTTTGGGCACCCAGAACGAGAATTTACGATAGGACGTCCGCACATCGACCCGCCACATCTCACGCCCGGCCTTGCTTAACGTGTGGTTTACGGACCACTCCTCGACGACGTCGGTCTGCCGCCGGGTAGGGTCGGCCTTCATGGCCTTAAATTCGGCGATCAACTTCTCATTGGGGTCTACAATCTCACCTTTGCATTCGCTGCAATACCTTGCTGCGATGTCGTTGTCTGCGTCACAGTGGGGGCATGCCTTCGTGGTCCACCGGTTCCCGCACTGGACGAGTTCTCCAGAAACCAGTACGCGCCCAGCGCATCGACGCCCATAATGAGCCGGAATGTCTCCGTGCTCGGTTTCAATTGTAAGGCCATCGAGATCGCAGAAGTACCCAGAAGGGCTGATCTCGAACCCCGATGGGTTTGGCCTAGCTTTAAATTCATTTTCCACCTCGCATAATGGGCAGCGCACCTTCAGGTAAAGCGCGTTTTCCTTTGCCTTCACCGTCTTGATCAAGGGATTAAACACATCCCCGTCGGGGCAGTGGCGCTCAAGGTTCTCGGCATAATCTAGGATTAGGCAGTCATCCTTGCCATCGGACAGGCGCAGGCCTCGACCAATGATCTGCTGCAGTAAGCCAACTGATTCGGTTGCCCGTAGGATCGCGATTAGATCGACGTGTGGTGCATCGAAGCCGGTAGTGAGCACCTGCACGTTGACGAGGTACTTGATCTCTTGGGCCTTGAACCGCGCTATGATGGTGGCGCGTTCCTGACTGGGCGTATTCCCCGTCACAAGGGCAGACAAGCCCCGTGGCAGGCTTTCCATGCACTCTTGGGCATGTTGCACCGTGGCGGCAAAGACCATCACCCCTTGGCGCTCTCTGGCCTGCGCTACCACATCCGCAATGATCGCCGACGTCTTGCGGCCTTGGCCGATGAAGGCGCGGTCGATGTCCTCGCTGTCGAACTGGTTGCGGCTGTTTAGCTCCATGTCGAGGGTGTGGTATGATTCGGCGTGTATCTGCCCGATCACCGGCTTTGTCAGGTAACCCTGATCAATCAGCTCCTGAGCCGTGATCCTATCTACGCAGACCGAAAAATATGGGTTGATGGTTTCGTGTTCGCCAACCGGCTTGCCATCTGGCCACTGGCCGAAGATGTACCCAGTCCCCATGCGGTAGGGAGTGGCGGTCATCCCCACAACGCGGATGTTGGCATTCTGTTCGCGAATGGCATCGACGATGTTGCGGATCGTCGGCGTGATCCCGTGGGCCTCGTCAATGACAATCATCCCGAACTGACTGCCGAAGCGCCTGATGCGGTTCTTCACCGTCAGGGGAGTGCCAAATACCACAGGGTGCTTTAACGATTTGGCACCGGCGCTTGCCGAGAAGATCGAGCAGGGGTTGCCAGTCGCGCGGTATTTCTCGCTATTCTGCACCACAAGCTCGGCGCTAGGCGCAAGGCATAGGACGTGTTTGCCGCCCGATATGCGGTGAATAGTGTCCGCAATCGCCGCAATGATGTGGCTCTTGCCTGCCCCCGTCGCTGCCTCGATGCAGCAGGGTTCAGCCGTTTTCTTCACCCACTGGATGATCTGGTCGTGCGCTGTCTGTTGATAAGGTCTTAACATTTAAATCTTCCATTTTATTTAGATTGCCCTGTGGCACCATCCATGCCGGTGCGCCTTTGCCATTGGGATCGTAGAGATATTTGTCTTGCTTGGCGTCATTGGTGCGTATCCAACCAGCCATTATATAGGTGGGCATGCGGTTAATCACGAGGACGACGATCTCGTCCTTCTTGTCGTTTGCTCGGATGATAAGCTTGCCATGCTCGTGTTTGGTGGATCGCACTTGCATGACCCCGACATCCGGTGCCTTGAATGTATTCACCGATGGCTCGTAGTAGACATCCAGCCACTTTGCAAAAGCCATTTCGGCGGCTGCGCCGTCCACATCAATTTGCCACTGCGAATCGTTTGGCGAGTGTTTGTTCTGAACCAGACGGCCAAGTGACGCCATGCTTCGCATATTGCCGACAAGGCCTGCAACCATAAGCTCAGGTCTGGTAAGCTCGATAGTGTTCATGGAAAAAATTTCATTTGTTTATCTGTTGCATTCTCTATTCTAATTCGCGCAATCTCTGCATATTCTGGATTTAACTCACATAAGATTGCATTTCTCTTATGTTTGTTAGCTACCAATCCGGTCGTGCCAGCACCGCCAAATGGATCGAGAACAGTGCCGCCTGACGGGCATCCTGCTAGGATGCATGGTTCAATCAAATCAGGGGGGAAAGTGGCAAAATGTGCGCCTTTGAATGGTTTGGTTGTAACGGTCCATACGGATCGTTTGTTGCGGGTTTCGGTATTTCCGACAGCCTTCATTGTGCCATTTGCTTTAAAAGGAACACGATCACTACCAACTTGATTTAATAAATTTTTCTGACTTAACTGACCAATTGTGCTGCTAGATACAGGTTCTTTGATTGCTTCATTATCAAAATAATATTTTGGCGATTTGGATAGCAGGAAAATGTACTCGTGAGCCTTAGTGCAGCGATCCGTCACAGATTCAGGCATTGGATTAGGCTTATGCCAGATAATGTCTTGCCGCAGATACCAACCATCAGCCTGAAGCGCAAAGGCAACACGCCACGGAATGCCAATCAAATCTTTATGCTTTACGGACGACCCAGCAAACGTGCTTGCCATACGATTTTTGGCACTTCCCTTTGGAACCAGTGTTCCTTCGCTATCGCCTCTTGTTGTATCAGGTGTTGCCTTACCATCGCGATAGGAAGCGTAACTGTCCCCAAGATTGAGCCATAACGTACCATCATCACGAAGGACGCGCTTAACTTCCCTGAACACATCAACCAACTGTGCAACGAATGCTTCTGGCGTTTGCTCTAATCCAATCTGATCATCCATCCCATAATCACGCAAACCAAAGTATGGTGGAGATGTTACGCATGTATGCACTGACCGATCTGGCAAGTCCTTAAGAGTAAACCTACAATCCCCCACAAGAATATCTATCATTTTATTGCCCCACAAACACAGTTGGCCCTTGAGCTTCATCGAATAAATACCAGCAGCAATTATCCTTGCCTGCCGTATTTCCAAACCACTTCACCCGCCCCACCGATACAATTTTCTTGCAGTGCGGCAGGTAAGGCGTGGCCTGCTTGGTGTGCATCCAATCCGCATCAAACAGCAACCATGTCGGCCCCCAAAACAACGATCTCTCGATGATCTGGTGCATCACATCGCGGCCCCAAGGCGGGTTTGTAATCACTAGGTTGGCGCGGTTCATGTCTTCGCGTGTCAAAAATGACGCATCTGCCTGTTTCACGATCTTGTGGCGAGGCTCGACGTCATAGGCGGCAACGCACTTGTGGCCATGCTTTTGCAAAATGCGGATCAGAGCCCCGTCACCGGCGCAAGGCTCCGCATAGTATGATCCTTTAGGTAGGTGCGAAAGAAGCGGCAGAACCGCTTCCTCCGGCGTCGCATAGGCATCAAGCTTATGCTTTTTGTAACTGCTTCGCTTGCCCATCTAAATATTTCTCCGCGTTCGGAAGCTCACGTTCAATTAGATATTTTTCATAGAAATTTTTTAGAACGGGTAACACCGTCGCGAGGAAAGATTCGTCCCTGTTAATCCGCTCCAAGGCATCCCCGTATGGCGTCCACTGGTAGAAGTCGCACCAATCTCGGTCCGTGGCGAATAGCTGTATCTGCATCTGCGCGTAATAGTGGGTCTGCATTGCTGCCGTCTTGAATACCGGCGGTCTCTTGTACCGAATGCCAAATGGGCACTTGATTTCGACCAGACCTTTATCGCCCACAAGTCCGTCGGGACTGGCCCCGAGCCAATGCTCGTATTGGTAGAAGGCGCACAGCTCCACCGTGTTACCGGTGACCATCTCGTATTCAAGGAGGGCACCGGCCTCGTTCTGTACGCCCCAATTAGTGGCTATGTTTCCCGTAAATTCGCTGGGAGCCTTGTGCCAATCACGAACCATGCGGCGCAAGATATCCGCTTGATTCGCAAAAGGTGCGATACCGAGGATTGCTCCAACGGCTGAACCAGTCACCCGGCCCTTTCGAATGTTAAACCATTCCTCGGATCGCTGTTCCATCAAACTACCTTGTACGCTACGATGGTGCCGGTTCCGCATTCACGCCATAAAAAATTGCCAGCAGCATATGGGCCATTTTTTTCGCCGCTGCGTAGAAGCACTTCTACAACAGTTTCTGCAAAGACTGGGCTTTCACCAGCAGTATGCGCTTGCCAGCCAGTGTGGCGGACGCTCGACAAGGTTTCGATCTTCTTGTGCAAGGCGCGGCCAGCATTCACGGCGTCTTCGAGAATTTGCTCAAGCTTGGCGACGCGCTTCGTAAGGGTTGCAAGCTTATCATCGACCGTTGGCACCTTGCGGCTGGCCATTAAACGATCAGCAAGGCCTTCCTTGCGTTCTGCAATCTCTCGGACCGTTTCAGTGAATGTCTTAATCTTCGCAGGACGTCCGCGTTTTCTCTTAATCTCAACCATTTTAATCTCCATATGTTGTTAAAGTGGAGGCGGCCACCGCCAGCCGCCCCCGTCCCGTTCTAGTCCCCTTAGAACGGAATTCCATCATCGTCGTCTGCAGGGCGTGGCCGTGCAGCCTTGGACGCGCCAGCCTTCGGCGATACCGACGCAATCCAGTTGCCGGTCATCTTCTTGCCGTCGGTGCTGACCACATCCCAGATGTTGACCGTGATCTGCATCTGCTTGCCCGAAAGCGCCTTCTGCAGGTTGTTGTCGTTTGGTGCCTTGCCGCTGGCAACCAGTGCGCCACCGGCGTTCTTGTCGATAGCGAAGAGCATGCGCTTGGCCTTGTCCTTGGCCTTCTCTGGGTCTTTCTGGAGCGGCTTGTCGTCGATGCACCAAATCTTCTGGAAGACTTTGCGGTTCTTGTATTCCGCAGGCGTCAGGACCGACCAGCGGATCGAGACGAACTGGTTGCCGTCACGGTCTTCATCGATCTTTGCCTCGTCAATGGCAGCCAACAGGCCGGTGCCATCGGGGATCGGGGCAAAGTTACCGCCGCCGGTTTCAAATTCGCCGCCGGTCTTGTGGATGTCATCGCCATCCGAGAGGTTCCAATAATCAACCATTTACTTTTTCCTTCTTCAATACAACGCTGAGTGATGGGATATAGGCTTCGAGAGGGTTCTTGCCCAGCTCGACGATCAGTGGTTCGGTAATGCCGTAGCGGTTTTTAGACACATTGGCTGCCGCTGCGTGTGTGATCAACACACGAGTTCCGTCGGAGATGGCTTTTTTGCGGTCGCCGTCACCCTTGGTGAATGTTTCCAGCTTCAAGAAGCCTACGACATCCACGTCATCGACATAGGGTGCCATCGACTTGGCATGCAGGCGCAGGCCGTACTTGCTAAACGAATCATCATCCGGTGGATTTTCAGTGCCGATCTCGACGTGGGCAATGAACACGGTATGCATGCCGCGCTTTTCAGCGAGGATGGAAGCAGCCTTGCGCAAACGCTGATGCATGATCGCGACAGCCTCGCGGCCAGCGCCATAGCCACCAGCAGCCTGCTGGATGTTTGTGGCCTTCTTGTTGTCCTTCGCGATAACGTCCGCGATAAACATGCGCTCCAGAGCCGTGATGCTATCAATGACCAAGGTCTTGTAGCCATGCTCCTCGCCCATCAGACCCTTAAGCTGGTTCCAAAGGTCTTCGACGTCATTAATGACGGGGAAAACATCCGGCTTTAGATTTTCGGGGATTGATTGAACACCATCTTCAGCACGAATAAAAATCGGCTTGGGAAACGAGGCAGCAAGTGTGGTTTTACCCATACCACTATCCCCGCAAAGCGTGACAACTACAGGCCTGTCACCCGGCTTTTTTATCGTATCTAAAATGCCCATTGGCATATCTCCTCTGTTTCAACGTGTTGACAAATGACAGCAGGTTGTGTGAATGTCAACACCACAATATCGGAAGAGGCATAAAAAAATGGATTTGAACAATGTCACGATGGAGCGCATAAGGGTGGCGCTCAATGACCGCAACCTCGCAAAGGTTGCTGTCTCTACTGGTCTACACGAGAATACCATTCGCTCTATCGCTGCGGGTAAAAACAATAATCCGCACATGACGACATATGAGAAGCTCGTGAAATATCTTTTTGGGAACCAAGAATAAAATGTCAAATCACCGTGACTTTTGGGAGGCGGGTTACCGTATCTTTGGCTTGCATGGCATTGCAAAGGATGGTCGCTGCGCTTGTCACAATAAAAATTGTAAAGCGGTTTTGAAACACCCGATCATGTCTAATTGGACTTCGGTGCCGGAATGGTCCGAAGAGCAATTGGAAAGCTTCGAGGAAATGGACCACTTCGCCACCGGCTACGGTGTGTTGGTGAAGGGACTGATCGTCGTTGACGTGGACGCCCGTAACGGCGGCGTCGAATCATATGCGCAGTTGATCAAGGACTTCCCAGAAATCACCGGCGCAGG